CGCTCGCGCCGGCGGCGGTCACGCGGCCGCGGCGCCGGTGCGCGTGGCGCCCGTGCTGGTTTCAACGATCCATGCATGTCAATTCGGCTCGAAAAACCGGAGTTTCTTCCAACCCATTTGCCGCAGGGCCAGAACGGTTTCGCAGGCGACACCCTGCCTCTCATCGCAGTGGATGACCCGCTGCTCAGGCTTCAGCCAGACACCGATGTGCGCCGGCATCTGCAGGTGGGCCATCAGAACGAGCGCACCGTCTGCGGCACTGACCAACCCGCCCGGCCCTTCCGGCACTTCGCGCCAGAGATCCCGCTCCGGATGCCCGTCGAAGGACTCCAGCACCCACCGCTTTGAGAAATCATTCGGGACCGGGATGCGCGGGAGGCCTCGCCCGAACAATTCCTTCTCGACATGGCAGACGAAATCCCAGCAGTTGCGGGTCTGCCAGGCCCACGGTTCACCGATCAGCGGCGCAAGAAATTCGGAACGCGTCATGTCAGGCTCGGAAACTGCACATAGTCGTAGTTTTTCGTGAGCTTCGGAAACCGCTTGTTCTGCAGATTCCTCACCATCACGGTGCCGCTGATCGAGGCGCCGACAACCTTGACGTTGCGGAGCTCGAACTCGACCGCGCCGTATGACGGTTGCGTCAGATCGGTCGCGAGGTATTCCCGGTACAGGACCGAGATGTATTCGCGGTAGCCGAGCGCCGCTCGAATCTTCGGCAGCAACTCGCGATTGACGTTGTCGATCTTGATGTTGGTCTGCGGCGGCTGCCCCTGCCGCTGTTCCGGATATGTCGACTCGAACGGGCATGCGATGAACGTCACGTTCTCGCCAGGATTGCGCGGCGCCGCCAACTCAATGCCGAATGTCATGTCATCGCCGACGTTCGCGACAACCCGCGCCGCGACATCAAAGGAAGACTGCCAGATCTCGAGCGTGTGGTAGACCCGCGCGCTGGGCGGGCACGACGCATAGGCCTCGAGGAGCGCTTCGTTATGGGTCGCCATCAGAGATTAAACACCATGAGCGTCATGGTGGCAGCGATGCGGCTTGCCGATGTCGGCACATAGCTGGGCTTGCCACCCTTTGCGAACTTGCAGGTCTTCGTGGCGTAGGCGGAGCCGAGCCAGACCGGCGCCGTGAATCGACCGCTGCCGTTGTTGAGCGTGTCTCGCACCCACGCCACAAAGACGTCGTGCTCGGCATTCGTGAAACTGATCGTCTGGACGATCGTGCCTACGTTGTCGCCGGGCCGCGGCCGCTCGCGGGTATTGCCGCCTTCCATGTCCGTCGCGATCGGTTCGAGGAACCGCTTCTGGATCTGGAATCCACTCTTCTGCGGTCGGCTGTTGACCGCGGGCCAGGACGGAAGGGCCATCGCTTAGCTCCCGAAACCCTTTTGGCGCGACGAAATGGCCTGCGAGATCGGGCCGTTCCGCGCCGCGTCGTCGACCATGAGGCCGGTGACGGCGTTCTTGAACACGATGTCGACCTGCGTGCCGTTGTTGGACCGGCTGACGCTGGTCTGCGGATCGGAGCCCGACGGCGCGTTGTAGATATTCACGACCACGTTGCCCGAGGCGCCGCCGTTGTCGTTTGCGGCGCCGATCCCGCCGGCGGAGACGCCAGGCGACCGTCGGGACCGCGCCGCAGCGGCATCACGGCCTCCTCGCCAGCCTCACCCATGAGGCCGGTGCCGCCATTGGCCATCGGGAAGAGCGTCGGCCGGGTTACGACGCCACCGCGCGCGAACGGCACGATGTTGCCGCGGGAGAAGATGTTGCCCAGCGCGCTCGGCGCCACCGGGCCGAACAGGTTGCTGCCGGCGGTACCTGGCGCGCCATAGGTGACGCCGCTCGAGCCGAGGAGCGACCCAAAATCGAGGCCTCCACCGGTCAGGCCGCCGAACGAGCTCTGGAGGCTGCGCATCAGCGGGCCAACCACCAGCAGCTTGACGATCATCTCCTCGATTGCGCGGATCACCAGCTTCGAGGTGTCCGAGAACGCCTGGCCGAAGCTCTTGGTGCTGTCGAGCGCGTCGGTGATGCCGGTCACCAGATCGCTGGAAACGGTCGACGAGACGGAGGCAAACGCCGCATTGGTGCGGAGGGCTGCGGCCTCGACCGAGCTCAGCGCCGTCGCGACGTCCGGATAGATGGTCTTGAGCTGCTGCGCGATCTGGACGTCATCGGGCGACAGCAGCGAAGTCTGGGAGCCGAACCGGATATCGTTCTGGACCTGCCTGATGGCGTTTGCCTGAGCCGCGGCGCCCAAGGCCTTGGCCTGCGCATCGATCGCGGCCTTGTCCTGGTCGGTCATTTGCTTGTGGTTGCGGACCGCATCGGTCAGCGCCGTCATCCGGGCCACGTATTCGGCCGCGGCGCCGGCGGACATCCCGATGGTCGCAGTCTGAATCGCGGTCGCGTCGGCCTGCGCCTTGATCTGCAGCGAGCCGTCGGCCTGCGCGCGGGCGAGATCCAGTTGATCCTTGATCTGCTTTGCCGTCAGGCCGGCACCGGCTTCCTGCGCCCGCTGGAGCTCGAGCGTCTTCTGCCGGACGCTGTCCAGGACGCCGGCCGACTGGCCGAGCGCCGACATCCGCGCCGACTGGACGCTGGAAGCGATGTCGAGTTGCAGGGCCGACGTCGCGCGGCTTGTGTCGGCCGGCGAGGCGTTGATCTGGGCCGCCTTGGCGCGGATCTGCTCGAGCCCGGCGGCGAGACGCTCCGCGGGGCTGGCCGCAGCGCCGAGGAATTCGACGAGCGCGTTCTTCGGCAGGGCCGCCAGCGCTGCGCTGGTCGCCGCAATCGACCGCTGCAACTGGTCCATGGTCTGACCGACCTTGGCCAGCTTCTGGTCGACGTCCGGGGCCGCTGCGAGGTCTTGGAGCAGCTTCAGTTGGTTCTGGAGATCCTGCGTCTGCCCGATAATCGGCAGTGCGGCCCGGATGGCCTGCTGCTGCGCCAGCGATTGCTGCGCATTGCGGGCATCCTCCGCGGCAGTCTTCTGTCGCTGAAGCGCCGCGGTGAGCTTGTCGACTTGCGCCTGGGCGGCAGCGATTGCAGCGGGGTCCGCGATGGCCCCCGCCAGAAAACCGGTATTCGGGTCGACAGTTCGTCCCCCGGTCTTCTGCAGAAGGTCAAGTTTCCGCCTCGCCGCCTCCAACTGTGCATCGAGCGTCTGCACCGGGTTGAGAACATTGTAGATGCTCTTGCCGATGGAATCCCAGGCATTGGAAACGGCGTTGCCGAGCGCCGTCCACGCCGTCCGCGTCGTCGACACCGTGTTCGCGACGTCTACCAAGCCCGATTTCACGGCGGTGGCGAGCACCACCTGGGCGGCATAGACCTTGTTCTGAGCGACGAGGTCCGCGATGTTTTGCTTCGTCGCGGCATCCAGGAAGCCGAGCCGCTGATTGAGATCCTCGGCGCCCTTCACCGGATCGGCGAAGGCCTGAGCGAGCGTCTTCGCCGCTTCCGATGCATCGGTGCCGTAGATGGTCGCGATATCCTTGCCCATCTGGACGATCGGCAGGATGTTGTCGTTCGCGATCTTGCCGGTCTCCGCCAGCGTTGCCGCAAATGAGCGCGCTTCCGCCACGGAAAACCCGGACCGGGAAGCGCCGGCGTCGGCGAGCGAGTTGATGCTGCCCGGCGTCGCGCCGCTCGCGCGGCCGGATCCAAGCAGGGACCGGTTCACCTCCTGCTGCTTGTCCTGGAACGAGATCAGCGCCGCGACGCCGAGCCCGATCGCGCCGGCGATGCCGCCCCAAACAACGCGGCCGACGCTGAGCAGGCCGAGGAACTTCGACCCGATCGTGCTAGCGAAGTCGGTGATGCTCGCCTTCGACGATTGGAAGATCTGGAAGACCTGGCCGCCCTGCTGCGCCAAGATCATGAATGGCGATTGGCCGAGAGCAATGCCGGTCAGAACGTCGTTAAGCTGGTAACCGAGGTTCGTCAGTTCGCCAGATGCGACGCGCCCCACGGTGCTGGCATTCTTCAGCTGCTGCTGGACGTCGGTTAGTCGCTTCGCCAGCATCACCTGCGCCTGCTCGTACTCGCCGGTCGAGATGTAGCCGTCGTTCAGCAGCTTCTTGTAGGACGCCATTTCGGCGCCCAGCCGCGTGAATTCCGTCTCCAGCGGCGCGATCTTGGCGCGCAGCTGCTCGGCCGCGGCGGTCATCTTCTGCTCGGCGGCGATCGCTTCATCGAATTCGGCCGCCATCGCTGCGCCGGCGGCGTCGATATCCATGAACGCAGCGGCGGAGGCCCTCGCCGATTTCGTGACCTGGTCGTAGCCGTAGGCCTGCGCGACCGCCTGCTGCGTGCTCGCAGCGATGTGCGCGGCCCGCGCCTGCTCAATCTGGTCCAGCCGCGCCACCTGCGCGGCAAGCGCTTCATAGGTGGCACCCTGCGACGTCGCCGAGGCGCCGCCGCCGCCCAGCGCTTCGGTCAGGCTGCGCTGGAAATTGGCGCCGGCCTGCTCCGCACGCATCCTGGCGATATCGTCCAGTTGCCGCAGATTGGCGTCGAAGACGCTCCCGGAGTCCTTCGCCGATTTCGCCGCGCCGGCAATCATCAGGCGGTCGAGATCCTGACCGAATGCCGCACCTGCCTCTGCCGCCCTGGCCCGCGCAATCCCCTCGAGGCCGCCGAACTGAGCCATGAAGCGTCAGCGCTCTCTTGCGCCGATTTGGTGTCGCCGCCGATGTTGAACTGCGCGTTGATCGCGGCCTGGGACCGCTGCGCCACGGTCAACTGCTCGATCGCGGCCGCGGCGCGCGTCGCCACCTCGGCATGGACCGAGTATTCCTCGTTCAGACGCGTGACGGCGCCGGCGATCGAGACGAACCCCTTCTCGGCCAGCGACGCGGCGTCGGCGGTCAGGCCGAACTTCTGATAGGCGGCGTCGAGGAGCAGGTTGACGCGGTCAAGGCCCATGCCACGGTCGGCGGCGTTGCCGATGCGGCGAATGATGGCCTCGAACTGCGCGCCGGCGCCGTAGCCGTCGAGCAGCGATTTGCTGACCGAGGCCATGCCGCCCGGGATCTTCGCCAGCGCGGCATCCGACTGCGCCAGCGCCGCATTGCGAGCCTTGTCGCTCGCAATCATCTTGTTGTCGGCGTCGACCTTCTGCTGCGCGCCCCGGACATAGCCCGAGGCATCGAAGTCAGAGGTGACCCGCAGGGACGACAGCGCCACTCCCGCCATTTACGTGCCCTCCCTCTCTCAATGCCTTGCGGCTTTCTTCGGCTTCCTTCTCCCGATCGGCCTCGCGCTGAACGTGCTCGAGAAATTCCTCGTCCATGGCGCTGACAAACGCCAAGAACGTCTCGAACTCGACGCCACGAATGTCATAGCGTCGCGCGTAGGTATCGATGGAAAGGAAGGTGATGGGTGACTGGCCGCCCATGGCGCCGTATTGCCGATCGAACCGAAGGGCATGCCATGCACGCCAATAAGTTCCGGCCCAGAATGGCAATACGGTATCGTCGGGCCGCTCTGCCTCTGCCGCGAACTCTACGGCGTCAGGATCTTCTTCGGCTAGTTCGAGAAGCCAGTCGTCAATGCCCTTCTGCTCGAACTCATAGCGAAGGGCCGCCCTCAGTTTTTTATTTTGGCCGCGACGAACTCGGCCTCTTCACGGCCGACTCGCGTCGCCGCGCCGTAGATCGAGCCGCGGATATACCGGTACTCGGGATCAGTCAGGATCTCGATCGCCTTCTCCGGCGAGAACGGAATGTCCTGCTCATCGTCGTCGACCAGGCCCTCCCAGCCGAGCAAGAGGTGCTCGACAGCTAGATTGCCGTGGGCCTCGGCGAGAACGTCGTCGGGGACGTTATCGCCGTACTTTCGGGCAAGCTTGGCGCCGATGGCGTCCCTTGCGATCTTGAAGGGAGCGTAATTCGTCGATCGAACGAACCAACGGATGGCACCGGAGGGGTCGATATCGATCGCCGGTATCCAGTCGCCCTCTCGCTCCTTCTGGCTGTCGGCCCTCATTGAGGACAACTTCAACTTACGCACTGTCTTTTCGGGGGTTTCAGTCATGGCTTGGTGTCACCTTGGTGAGCAAGGGAAGCCTGGCGGGCGCCAGGGGGTGACCAGCGATCCTGAGGACACCAATCCTCTACCGGCACCGACCGGTCCGGATCGCTGGGATTTCGGGGCACCGCGCAACGCGCGCGATGCTGTTGGCGAATTCGTTCGGCGCAGTCGCCGCCGGCTATTCGACGTACTCGAAGCGATCGAGCAGGATGTGCGCGTTGGTCGCGACGTCCTGCGCGGCCTGGTAATCGAAGTCGGCCATGACCTGCGTGTTCTTGGCCGTGGCCTGCGGGTTGCCGCCACCGCGATAAACCGCTCGCGGCACCTGCCAGATCAGCGCCTGGCCGTTCTTCTGAACCCGCGAGTTGATATTGCGGGGGGTACCGTTCCGGAACGCCAACACCTCGGTCAGGCTGCCGAAATAGGTCGTCAGCTTGCCGGTGACGGTGCATTCGCCGTCATCCAGCCCAACCGGCGCGTCGGAGTCGACCGCGTCCAGCGCCTGCAGATTGTTGTTGATCTGGACCGAGAAGCCCTTGGCCCAGTTCGGCGAGCCGAGTTGCGCCTGGTTGACACCGAGACGGCCGACGTTCGCATTGGCCGCCATGACGACACCCGTCGTCACCGGATCCGGGGTCGCGTCGAGCGTCACAGTCGTCTCGTCACCGCCGAGGCCCAAGAAATCCGCGGACCACTTCAGCTTGTCGCCGCTCTGCATGTCGACGTTGAAGGTGTTCACCCGCATGCCGAGATACTTGATGAACGCCGGCGTCTGCATGCCGAGAAAGCCCTTCTCGATAGTCATCGTGTTGGGCGTGACGCCGTTCTTGATCTGGTCGCTGACGAAAACCGAGATCGTCTTGCCGGTGCCGGGATCGGCTGCCCAGCCCGACGGCAGATTGTCCAGTGTCAGTTTGTTGGCGGCGATCGCAGCGATGCGCGCGTAAGCCGCATTCCGAGCCTTGGCGCCGGCGGTGACCAGGAAGGCGAACGTCGAAGCGTCGGCGGTGCCGCCAACCTTGATCCACTGTCCGACAGCGAGACCGAGCGTGGTGAAATCGAGGGTCGTGGACCCCAGCCCGTCGACCAGCGCCGTGACGTCGCTGGCGACACCGGCGAAACCGACCACCTTGAGCCGTGCGGTACCTGGAGGCGCCGCCTCCGCGACCATGCCGGCGCCGCCGACAACGGTGGTGCCCGTGGACGCCGAGGCGCGGAAGATCTGGTTGTTCGCCGCCTGGCCGAAGCCGGTCGCGCGCACCAGCATGCCGATCTTCACCGCGGCACCGCCCGACACCACGGCATAGGTGCTCGCCGTGGTGCCGGCATCGGTGACGACGCTGTCCGCGGTGCCATCGTTGAAGAACACCGGGGCATTCACCCACGTATTCTCGAACGCCGACATGAGGAGTTCGGACAGCGGCGAGCCATCGTCGGGGAAGGAGATCTCGCCGTTGATGCCGCCGTTGGTCGTCTCGTTCGTCTTGATCGGATCGCCGAGCATGCGGTCATCGCGGATCTCTTCCGAGTCCACATACGTCGGCGCCAGGGAAAGCGACTCGCCGGTCATCCTGACCTTGCGCATGCGCGGCGTCGTCGGGGTGACGCCGGGCGTGGTCTCCCGAACGAGAGCGAGTTGCGTACGGTTGGATGAGGTCACGGCGTTCTCCCAATGAAAAAGGCGCCCGATGGGGCGCCTTGCGTGAGGTCAGCGATGGTTGGTGGGGTTACTTCTCGGAGGTCGCCGGGGCCGCTGGCGGGCTCGTCTCGAGTTTGTTCGGCGGCACGATCACCGGAGCCGGCATCGGCACCGACTTCTCGTCCTTCTCCTTGATGAAGCCGCGCGACTCCAGCGTCTCGATGCTGTGCGGCTCGAGGTTGTCGTCGGTCTTGACGACGTTGCTGCGCTCATCATCGGGCTTGAAGCGGCGGTTCACTGTGTTGAATGCCTTCAGGACGGAGTACTCGGTCATGGGCTCATGTCTCCTATTGGGCTTCTCGCAAGCCCCATTCGATGCTGGCGGACAGCAGGTAATAGTTCCCGTTCTCAGCGCCGGGATCACCCGCGGCCAGGTCAGCGGCCAAGAACTCCAGTCGGTCTTCCAGCAGCGTCAGCCCGCGGAACATCCGGACGAGCCCCTTCGCGATGCGCCGCGCCGCGACGGCACCGGTTTTGCGAGGCGTGAAGACGTGAAACCAGAGCGTGCCTTCCTCGTCCCAGCGATTGTCGCCGGCGCCCTCGCCGCCGCCGATGGTTTCCTGGCCGTAGAAGGACGAAACCAGCATGACGAGCACCCACGCCGATATCTCGCCGCTCGGCGCGCTGTCGCCCTCGTTTTCGTAGACCAGCGGCGCGACGCTGAAATCCCATTGCCCTGGGACCAGGCTGTTGGTCTCGAGATCGACATAGCCGAGGAGCGCGCGGAGCGCGTCGAACACCTCATCGTTGGGCAGATCCATCAGGACACCTTCATCGACAGCACCAGCGCCGGATAGGTCATCTGCGCGCCGGCCATGGTGTCGGGCCGCAGCTTTCGGCGCGCATATGGCCGATAGCCCCGCCGGAATTGGCCCTTCAGGATGTAGCCACCCGGCAGCGGGATCAGCGTGCGCTTCGCCGTAACGAAGTTGCCGAACCGCGCCATAAGGGCCTTCTTGACGTCTTCGATGATGCCCGGCGGCACCGACATCCGCATGTGACCGACATCGATCTTGCGGCTGTACGGCCGGTTGTTGGTCAGGATCACGGTCGCATTGAGCGGAATTTCGTCGAAGCTCTTCACGATGCCGCCGGGCGTCATGATGAACCAAGATCGTTTGTAGTCGCCCGAGTCTTCCGGTGAGCGCTCCACCGCAGTCTGAAGCGCGTACTCGACGATTTCGCGCCACCAACGGAAGACATACAGGATCGGGCCCGGCGGCGTGACGGTCTCTTCTTCGGCGTCGAGCCGACCGTTGACGTATTTGTCGTACCGCTCCGAGCCGATGCCTTCCTGGATCGCCTTCGACAATTCGGAGCGCGCGAAGGCGGCCATTTCCTTGGCGATGTTCTCCGGTGCGATCCCCGCAGTTGCGAACTTGAGATCCCGCTCAAACGTCGAGATGCGGGGCATTTCTAGCCGTCCACGATCATCTTGACGCGAACGATCTCGCTATCGACCGCTATCGGATCGACCGATTTCACCGTCTTGGCGCCCCCTTTGACTATGGCGACATCGCCAATGACCGGGATAGCGGGATCAACGTTAAAGGGGGGCGCGGCCGGAGCTGGAGCGTGTTGCGGCCAACCATCTGCCCGGATCTGCGTCATGGAGATGATCACGACGAACGGCTGCTTGTAGATTCCGGCTGCAATGGCCTCGGCGTTCAGGCGATAGCTGCGGACATGCGCCCGTACGTTGACCTCGTCCTTGTGAGCGCCGATGACGCGGCGAAGAACGACATCTTCACCCTCGTCCGCCAGCGATGCGTCCAGATCGTCGATGTGATCCGACATGGCTATGCCGCAAGCGCAACGTAGCGCCACTGGTCGAGAGTGGCGGCGATTTCCGGCGGGAGCGTAGAACTGCCTGGCGTTCCTCCGACCCAGAATACCTTCCGGTCCACGTCGACCACCTCGATCTCCTTGAGGAGAGGATCGCGCTTCCGCGCGGAGCGGGCTCCCTTGACGAGATCAATGACCGCCTTCTCGATATCGTAGGGCAACGTGCGATCGTTACCTGCGTCCTGCAGTCGGTAGCCTGCGGTGAACGAGACCACCACCTTGTGGCAACCATGCCAGGAGGAGACCCTGTCGTTTCGAAGCCGCGATAGCAGGCCGGCCGCACCGTCGATTTCGAAATCGGCCTCTTGGAGCGCAGTGTCGCCGACAACAACCGAGGCCACCGCGGTCACGGGGCGCCTGGCCAAGATCAAATGCCGGCGCGGGTTCGCCGCACCGACGCCGCTAAACCTCCGAATCCCGTGATCCTCGAAGCGAAACGTCTGGACCAACTCCTCCGAAGCCAGCGTCATCGAGCCATCGGACGCCTGCGGCACCCGGAGATAGGCGCAAACCGCGGCCGAGGCCTGATTTATCTTCTCCGTCAGGTACGCGTCCTCGGCAGATCCGGAAATTCCGAGGTCAGCCTTCACGGCCTCAAGCGTGGTGAGCGCTTTCGTGGCGGCCGGTGTCGCGACGGTGAACATCGGCGCCTCGCGCTACCAGATCCTAAGCAATCGGAGTCGCGCCGTCGCCGGCGATCTGGCCGTCGGGGCTTTTGACTTCGCTCTGCGGGGACGGAACATCGAGACCGAGCGCCTCGAGCGCGCGCTGAATGGCCGAGATCACCTCGGCTTCCGACGTCGCCGCCGCGATGTCGATCTTGTGCTCGGCGGCGATGGCTTCGAGTTGCGCATGCGTCAGAAGAGCGAGCTTTGCAGTCGCCTCGTCACGCTTGGCCTGCAGTTCGGCAGCGGCTTGAACGCGCGCCTGCTCTTCCTCGAGCAATCTTGCGGCCTCATCGTCCTCGACACCGCGGTCCATCTTGGATTCGCGGGTCTCTTTGGCCCATTTTTCGGCGATCGCAGCCTCGGCAAGCGCACCGGAGACCTCCTCACCGACCAAAATCTGACGCGGATAGACGCTGCCATCTTCGACGCCGGAGAATTCCTTTGTGACCTTTGCGCGGATGAGGCTCATGCTGATCTCTCATTTCTGGGCGAAAAATCGCGAAAAATGGCTCAAAATGAGCGATTTTTCGCGATTTTGGCTGTTTTTGGGTCAAAAGTCGCTGTTTTTGGCTTGTTTTCGGGCGTTCTCGGCCGGCTCCCGCGAACGAAAGCCGGCCGAGTTGAGCGCTGAATTACGACACCGCCTGAACGACCGGCGCGTTGTTGGCGCCATCCAGGATGGCCATAGCGGCAAAAGCCGCGGCGCCAGCGTTGTTCGCCGGCGTGACAGTCAAGCGCGTGTAGCGCTTGCTGCCCCGATAGCCGAGCTTGCGGACCTGTCCGTCGCTATCGAACTTGAAACCGGCGGCCGTCAGCGGAGCGACGCCGACAGTCTCGCTGATCATGTCGCCATCGGCGACGGTGTTCGCGCCCGACATATCGGCATTGTTGCTCTCCTCGAGCAGAACGGCGAACGTCGCGTCGGCGTCGGCGACCGCGCCGATCTGGATGGCGTACGTCAGCCGGGTGAAGCCCTGGATGTCGATGATCGAACCGACCTGGGCGGTGTTGTCGGCAACCGAGACGGCCGCGAGGACCGCCTTCAACTGCATTCCATTGGCGCTATCGCGGCGCATGTGCGTTTCCTTTCGGAATATGGGTGAAAATGCGGGGGAAGACTCTCGCGGCCCGCACCGAAGCGCGGACCGCCTGGCCCTTGGCGGACCGTCGGTCTCGGTTACGAGGCCGAGAACTTCAGAACCTTGATGGCCTCGAAGTTCTGGACGCCGCCGCCGACGCGCTTGGTCGTGTAGAAGAGGATGTACGGCTTGGCGGTGAACGGGTCGCGCAGAACGCGGATGCCGACGCGGTCGATGATCAGGTAACCGCGCTTGAAGTCACCGATCGCGATCGACGTGCTGTTCGCGCCGATGTCCGGCATGTCCGGCATCTCGACCGCCATGCGGCCGATGATCTCCTCGACGAAGCCCTCCGGACGGAGAACCATGTTGAGCAGATAGTTGCCCTGGCCGTCCTTCAGCTTCCGGACGGCGCCGAGCGTCTTGCGGTTCGCAACCCAGGTCGAGTTGTTGCGGTAGAGCGTCTTGAGCGAGTGATAGAGGTCGATCAAGCAGTCCGCGCCCTTCGGCGGGGTGTCGTCGGTCTTGAACGCGCCCGCGGCACCGGTCGGGACGTACCCGATCTTGCCCCATGCGTACGCGGTGTCGGCGACGATCGGGTAGCCGCCGATGAAGCCGGCCGGCTTGAGGACGCCGTCACCTGAGATGAAGGCAACACCCTCCTTCTGGGCGAACTCCAACTGGACTTCGCCGGCAAGCCAGGTGGCGATGTCCATGAAGGAGTCGTCGAGCAGGCTCTGCGAAGCCGCCGGCATGGCGTACATTTCCATGATCGGGAACTTCAGCTCGGCGAGATTCGCGCCCGCGGTCTGCGAGCGGGAATCCGTCTCGCCGACCCAGCCCGACGCGGTGCCGTGCTGGTTGACCAGCTTCTTGTACTCGGCGGTGCCGATCTGGCGGACCGTCGCCAGGTCGCGCATCGGCGAGATCTCCTTCACGACCTCGTTGATCGTCTGCTCGATCTCCGGCAGGACGGTGTAGCCGCCGTCGGGATCGGAGCCGACGGTCATCGCCGCCTTGACCTCCAACTGGCGGAAGGCATGCTCGCCGCCGACGGCACCCTCACCGCGGCGGAAGTAGGTGTTGAACGCCTTGGCATACGCCGCGTAGCCCTCGTTCTGAGTCCGCGGGTCGACCTTGGCGCCGCCCTGGCCGCCGCTGACCGTGAGCGCGGCCTGCTTCTCGTTCAGCTTGTCGATCTCGGCGGCGATCTTGTCGACCTTGGCGCCGATCTCCTTCTGGGTCTTGACCGCTTCGTCGACAGCAGCGTTGACCTTGTCGACCTTCTCGGCGGTGACGGCGTCCGCCTTACCCTTCAGGGCCTCATCGTTCGAGGCCTTGAAGTCGGCGAAGATCTTCTCGAGCCCCGCGAATGCCTTGGCCTGGTCGGTCTTGAAGTTGCCGAGGTCGGTGGTGAGCTGCTGCAGCACCTCCGCCGGACTCGCATCAGCGCGCACGCGGCCGGCGAGGATCGCTCGCGGCATAGCGGTGCCGCTCAGCATGACGCTCTTGGTCATGACGTTCTCCTGATCTGTGATGTGGTGGTGATGGGTGTCGTTAAGCCTTCAGCGACTGGCTGAGCGCGAGCGCGCCCTTGATCCAATCGTTGTTGCCAGCGTCATGCGTGGCAGCAGCGGCAGCGTCTTGCGTACCGCTATTCTCTCGGGCAGCAGCGTCTGGCTTGCCGCCTTTGATCTCCTGCAGAAGGGCGCGCGCCTGGCTGCGCGACATGCCGCCTTCCTTGGTCAGCAAGGACTCGACTTTGCGGACCGAATTGAACTGCGCGGCCGCTTTCGTGGCCGCCGGATCCTCGGTGAGGGAGTCCTTCGACATCAACGCAGTGGCAAATCCGAGCTTGATCGCCTGCTCCGCCGAGAAGAAGGTCTCCTCGTCCATCCAATTTTCGATCTTCGACGCCTTCTCTCCGGTGCGGCGCGCGTAGATGTCGCGCAGCGCGTAATCGAACGGCTCGAGGTAGTCGGCGCACTCCTGCATGTCGTGGCGATTGCCGATCGCGATGACCCATGCGTTGTGGATCATGATGAAGGCGCCCTCGCCCATCAGACGCTCGTCACCGGCCATCGCGATGATGCTCGCGGCCGATGCGGCCAGGGCGAGCACCTTCACCGTGATCTTGCCCTTGTATTGCCGGAGCGTGTTGTAGATCGCGATGCCCTCGAACATATCGCCGCCAGGGCTGTTGATCTGGACTTCGCAGGGCTCGTCGTTGAACTTCGCGAGCTCGGTGGACACGGACTTCTCGGTGATGCCGCCACCCGTCCACCAGTCGTAGCCAATGACGTCATCGATCTTGATGATGTTCTTGGTGTCCTGGTTGACCGGGCGGATTCCGGCCTTCCACTTCGTGAGAATGTCCTCACTGGGCGGAGCCGACGCGATATCGGTGCGCGGCTTGATGTCGATCCGCGGGGGCCGCGCGTTGATGGTGATCACGTCAGCTCCGCCCTCGGCGCCGGCCGCACCATCGTCTGTCGCCAGAATCGCGGCAGCATCGAGTACCGCGCGCGCATGCGCCCGTTGGTTCTTGTCAGCCATGGGGGATCCAGTTCGTTACGGTTTGGTGGGGTCTTCGGACGGGTCATCCAGCGGCGGGCCGCCGTTGTGTCCCAGCATCGCGGCCATCGCCGCTGCGGCGTCTGAGCCGGCGGGCACCATGTTCGTTGGCTGGAGATAGATGTCTCCGCCTTCGACCGGGTCCATGTCTTCCTTTTCGCGGATATCGTTGACCGACAGCCATCCCCACTGGCGTCCGACGGCATAGGCCGCGTAGCGGGTCTTGATGTCGCCCCGGATCAGGCCGGCCGGATTGAACCGGACGTAGACCGTCGGATCGGCGTCACCGAGCAGATCGCGACGGATCGATTCCGCCCACATCGTTAGGTAGTCCTGCAGCGTGTAGGCGACGAACGCGGAGCCGATCTGCTCGATGCCGCTGCCCCAGGATGTCGTCTTCGACGTCAGACCGATCAGGTGCGGCGGGACGCCGAACCGCATCGCGATGTCGTACTGCGTCAACTCCATGATCTGGAGCAGTTGCGCGTCGACCGACGTCATGGCGATGCGCGCGTATTCGAGGCCGTCCTCGAGCAGCAGCAGCTTTTGCGCGTTGTCGGCGCCGCGGAATTCCTCGAGGCTCGCCTTCAATCGAGCAACTTCGGGGTCCGTCAGCGACTTCGGATGCTTCAGAACGCCGCCGGGGACAGCTCCGTTCTTAAATATCTTCGCCGCATACTTCTGCGCCTGGATCGAAAGACCGATCTCCTCCGCGGCGTAGCCAATGACGGAGAGGCCCCGGACACCGTCGATCGACATGCCGCGCAGGTGGAAGATGTCGTCCTGCGTCAGATCGACTGTGCCGCCCGCCTTTGACGTGTAGACGTACTTCAGCGACAGATCGGCATTCTGCGAGACCTGAACGCTGCCCGGCATCAGCGGAATCAGCGACTTGATCTTGCCGAGGGACCGAACCTTCAGCGCGTAGCCGTTGCCGCGGAGCAGGACGCTGAGCTGCATCATGCTCTTGAACTCGCTGGGGGTCTGCCACGAGTTCGGCTTGACCTGCAACACGTTCCAGAGCGGATGATCGTCGGCATCGATCCGCTTTTTGGGGTCGACCCGGCGCTTGAAATCGAGCGGCATCGATTTGACGGCGCTCGCGAGAATGTTGGCGCAGCGATACGCCGTCGTGACGCGCATCGCGCCTTCCGGCGTGAACATCGCGCCGGACTCGCTCGTCAACCCGCCGCGAAGGAATTCGACCAGGCGCGGATCGGTGAGATCGATCGACTCGCCAACGTCTCCGGCCGCTCGAGGCGCCGCCGGCGCGACACCGCGAGGTGAAAGCGACTTAAGCAGCCCCATTAGCGAGCACCAAACGTTGCGACCGCAACGAAGATCGCGCCAGGTACGGTATAGGCGAGCGGCGGGTAGACCTGATACAGGCCGTATCCGAGCAACGCGGTTCCGCCGAACAACATGGCGTCGCGCAGATCGAACGGCGCGACGATCGCGGCGCCTGCAGCGAGCAGACCGCGTCCAACGGCTCGAGCGGCCCTCGCCGGCGCCGTAACTATTCGCTGCCAGCGTGACATTCGGCCCTGCCTGTATGCTTAGAGCACCAGGAGACCGCGGCGCTTGAGCACCGATGCGCCTGTTGCTTCAGGGTTGGTTGCCATGAACCAAGCAGAATCGAACATCGCCATGACCGGATCGATCTTGGCGTCGCCGGCGGTCTGCTTCGTGGCGCGGATCGCGGTCGCGGTCGGCTCAATCTTCAGATTGGCGACGCACCAGTCCATCATTGCGCTCGGCGCGTGGCGGAGCGTTCCGCTCGCCAGCTTCCGCTCGCAGGTTTTGATGGCATTCATCATGCCGAAGCCCTGCGGCGCTCCGAAGAGAAGCTTGGCGTCGACCGTGACGCCGATCTCGTCGAGGGCGTCGGTGAACTCGCCGAGCCCCGCGGGGTCGACGGCAACGCCGCCGAGCAGTCCGCGATCCTTCACCAGCTTGATGATGCGGACAATCCTCGACACGTCGTCGAGCTCGTCGTCGACGATCGTCAGATCTCCGGCATTCTCGAAGTCAGTGAGCCGCGGAGCGATTGCCGGCCTGCGATCGAGGACACCTCGGTGGCACCAAGCGTGAGACCAAAGCAGCCAATGTCGCGTAACCGCGTGCCTGCCCAGCAAACTCAGGCCGAAGAGGTCGTCGAGACCGCCGCCGTCCACGCCTGGCACGATCACGTCACAGACGCGAAACAGCGAGCGGAACGTGATCGCTTTGTCAGATCGGCGGGTCCAATATTCCGCCCCCGGCCAGCGATTGGCCCGGAGGTTCATTCCGATCTCGATGTTGAGATGCTTGGCGAGGAAGGTTCGAAGCGCGTCCTCGTTGCCGCGCTGGGCTTTGGTCAGTTCGCTCAGCAGCCATTCGGTGCTGACGGACAGTTCGAGGTTCGGGTTTGTGATCCGCCAGTTCGCTGGATCGAGGTAGGACTTGGCCTTGATCATGAACTCCGGGAATTCGTAGAGCATCCCGAAGCTGGTCGGATCCACGATTTTGCCGTCGCGCACGTCGCGGAAGTAGTCGAGCTTCTCCTTGAACACGCCGGCCGGCGGCGCGTCAGACTGCGTCGAGAGATAAACGACGAAGCCTTCTTTCCTCGAGACCAGACCACCGGTCGCCTCCTGGAACATCGCCGCGGCGTTGGCGCGCTTGCCGAAGATCCAGAGCTCGTCGACGAGGACGAAGGCGGCCTTCTTGCCGCCGACGACGTCGGTATCGGCGGCGACAACCTTCAGGACCGCGTCCGTCGTCAGGTGTGTGATCTGACGGTAGTTGTCCTGGACGTGCAGCAGATCCCGCAGTTTCGGATGCAGCCTGACCATGGCTGCCGCCGGCGTGAACGAGTTGTTGGCGATCTCGATCGTCGGCGCCAGGATCAGCAGTTCCGCGCCGTGACGCCAGTTCCTGACCAAGGCCGTGACCATGATGCCGGCGGCGATCGTCGACTTGGTGTTCTTCTTGCTGATCAGCAGGAAGAACTCACGGATGAGCCGTTTGGCCTGCTCGTGGTCGTAGGCGCCAAAGATCGTCCGGACGAAGTCAAAGACCCAGGCTCGCAGACCTCGCCGAACGTTGGTTGCCGCGGCAGGTCGTAGATCTGCAGCGACTTGAACACCTCGAGCGCGGCATCCGCCTCGCTCGGGAAGAGCGGGTCGAAGGGGACGAGCGTGTCTCCCGCCACGACGCGCCTTTCCCAGTCGGGACAGGCGGTGGACCAGACCGGCGTCATTGCGATCGCGACGACCGGTGCCGCCGGCGAAACTCTTTGTACCGGCCAGTTACGAGGGGCTCGGCGCGCCGCTTGCCACACCTGCTGGCGATGCCGACGGCCCGGTCAAGACGGCAATGTGGTAGGCGCCGCATGATCGCCATCGTGACGATGCGCGTCCCCGGGCGCTCGTGGTACGATCCCCGCCCGAGCGGCATGGCGATTACTCGTTGACCGCAGTGTTGTCGACGACCAGGCCAATCTTCGGCGGCTCCGGCGGCTGGAAGGCGCCTGACGCCGCGACGAGCTCAGCGGCCGCCTTGCGCTCGGCCTTTTTCCCAACCTTCTCGGGCTTCGGCGGCTGCAGCGGCG